CCCCCCCGTATATCGTCGAATACAGCATAATCGGCGTTGGGTGCCTTTAGGCACTCATCTCCACTGACAAGTCCCACACAATAGATGTGGGGTCCCAAGGATCGAGCCCAGAGGGTTTTACCAGTTCGAGATTCGCCGTATACACAGATTGACATACATCTGCCTACCCAAGTCAGCACCCATACCACTATACAGATCTGATCCTGTAGCCCACCGGGTCCCCCTGAGCTTGCGAAGGAGGGGTGGGCGGCTGAACATCACGTACCTATGAGTGCCTCTCCACTTCCAATACCAGATTGCGATAGCCAATCATCTCGTCCATCAACATCTCCTCCGGTGAAACTGATTCCGTCTGGTGTACCATAGACGGGAGGCACAGGAGCGAACTTCCAGTCACAGTACTTTTGAAGTTGGGTGAAAGAACAAGCCGCGCTCTTTGGATCCAGTTCATGGACCAAATCCCAAAACGACTTTCTATCGCACGCACCCGTGATCGTAGCCCACTTGTCACGAGTTCCGCCATTGCCTCCTCCGCCCTCGCTGATTGCGGGTCGATCGAGGCTTTGAAAGCAAACATCACCATCCTTGCACGCATAGTCCCAACCCTTTTCCGGTGTTCCACGAGAAGGGCTAATGTTGGGATGACGACCCTCGAGATCGAAGACACCAGCTCTCCTGAACCTTCTTTTCCTTCCAAAGTCGACAAAGCAGTGTAGATGAAGGCCTCCGTCAGCGTGATTCTCTCGTCCAACGACACATTTGAATCCAAGGCCGTCAAAGAATTCTCCAACAACTGCAGGGGAGAGATCGCCGCATTGAGAGTATGTGATGAGAGCATAGCGACAGTGAAGATCGAAACTTGGCATTTGGAAAATGTCCCCTGGGCAAACTAATGTTATAGCCCAGGGACAGAGGGACACTCTGTCTCTATATATACTCTCCTCCCCCCCTCCTCTCCCCAACGCTCTGCGTCATGTCGTTTCAAGAACAAGATTACCTTTCCCGCCAAGCAGGCAACCGCCAAGCATCACCTTACCCCGCTTTCCCGCCAAGACGGCAACCCCTATCTTGCATTGACGATGGCGTACGGCCGAACACGAAGCAGGCGGGCCCCTCGACGAAGTACGCGAAGATCACCACGCTATGGGAGAACGAAGAGAACAAAGAGAATATCCCGCCCCCGACGCTCTACAAGGAGGACGCCTACCATGTCTCGAAAAAGGATCCTGAATCTGACCGCGACAAAGAAGCGGGACACGATGGTACCCGGAAACACTTTTCCTGCCCTTCCGGAAAATGTTGGGGCTCTTACAGTAACGTCGGATTCTCCAGCGCTCGTCTTGTGGAACGCCACAGCCCGCTCCCTCTCAGACACTCCAACCGCGGCATTCACAATGCCAGTCAACGCCCAACGCCTAAGCTCGACACCCTTCATTGTTGGCCTAAAGGAGACTATTACCATCCGGACCGATACAAGTAATGCATGGCGCTGGCGCCGAGTAGTCTTCACACTGAAAGGCCTACCACCCGGCTTCACCGACACTTCGGACATACTCCGCACCTTCTCTCAGATCGACGATGGTCTCGGCACAGTCGAATATCAACGTGTTAACACTGCATTGCCCTTCCCCCTTGTCGCTGACGTGTACAATTTCATGTTCCGTGGCTTCGGTGTAAACAACCTCTCCGTTCCCGCTCGGGACTGGATTGATCCTATCACTGCACCTCTTGACACATCACGCATTAGTGTCATGCACGACAAAGTCACACCGATCACGTCAGGCAACGACGCAGGAGTCGCAAGAACCTATCGCCGCTGGCACCCTGTTCGAAAAAACCTTCATTACGGCGACCAAGAAATAGGTGGCCGCATTTCATCTTCTCCTTTCTCAACTACCGCAAAACCTGGTTGCGGTGATGTTTACGTCATGGATCTCATTGTTGGGAACTCAGCTGATACTGGCGATGTACTTGATTTTCTTCCTACTTCTACTCTGTATTGGCACGAAAAATAGCGGAGCTTACCTCCACGAAAATACAATTTTTGTTCATCCACTCAATGTCTGAATTCTCCATGTAATCACGCGGATCCGTGTTACTCAACCAAATGCTTGGCTTCCCCCATTTAACCAATTTAGGTTCACGGTAAAGGCATTTAACCGAAACCCATGCTTGGCAACCCAGCCACTCCTTGAAACTCGGAAAAAACTTAATCCCCCCCCGTATATCGTCGAATACAGCATAATCGGCGTTGGGTGCCTTTAGGCACTCATCTCCACTGACAAGTCCCACACAATAGATGTGGGGTCCCAAGGATCGAGCCCAGAGGGTTTTACCA